GTATCTAACCATATCTCTGGATATATTGTTGTAAATACTTTGCCACTGCCATTCTTAGATTTCTCTTTATAAATGTAGGCAATATACTTACAATCTGGATTTTCATCAGGCATACCATTAAAGCCATGATTATCGTTTAGGTAGGCTGCAATGTCTTTTATAGGGTTTTCTTCTTTATCTTCCCAATTACCTTGAAGATTGACACCAGCTTCACATCCAATTACACTAAAGAAATGATGTAATTTGTTAATAACTCTGTTGTCTCCCTGACCTGCTGTAAGGTTACCATTATCGTCTTTATTTAATGGACCTGTGATTCTCATTGTTTTATCATAGTCACTACCTTTCTGAGCAACAGTTATTGATAGGTATACATCAGCCCAGTCATATTTAGATGATAAATCATCAAATGACTTAATACCGATATTGCAAATACCATAATATCTGTTTACTTCAGAAGAGGTTTGTGCTGGTTTAAAAAGTGCCATTCTCTAGCCTCCCTTTGTTGGTTTATATATTGTTGACCACTTAAAGTCGATGACTTCGCCCTTTAAATGTGGACATCTACTTCCTGCTTCTATTGACTCACCTGCTTTGAAAGATACCTTTAGCTTATCAGTTTCAGATTCTCTAAAAACATATCCAATAGCATCACAATCTGCCATTATCATGTTCTTTAGTTTACCTGTAATATCTAAGCTTTCAGGTTCTACAATAGGCTTGCCTTCTACTATTGCTCTAGCTGGTTTTCTATGACCAACTAGTATTAGACCTTCACAGATGCTCTTAAACGCCTTTATAGTATTCATAACTTTATCACGAACTAATGCATAACCCTTACCGAAAGATAAATCGGCAAGGGCTTGCACATCATGTTCTGCGATAACTGCTTTTTCAGCCCAATCGACAATCTTGTCAATGGTATCTAAAGCAATATATCTAAAGTCATGGCCACCGTTGGCTTTTTTAAGAACTTCTATTAGGTCATCTCTGCTATTAACCTCTACAATATGTCCTTCTACCATATGTGAGCCCTTTTCAGTGTCTATAATTAGACACTTATCTAGGTTTGACAACATGGTTGTCTTGCCTACTTTTGGGGCTCCGTACAATAACATTATTGACGGGTTTACAGAGACTACTTTCCTCTTTTCTACTTCTAGTCTCATTTGTGACTCCTTCATTAAGTACTAAGTGTTCTTTTCTGAAAGATAATGGAGATAACGACTTCCAAATATACGAATAATAAGGTCTATTATGCAACACATTAAATGCTGACGATAGTCCTAATCCTGACACAATTCCTGCTGTGAATATCGTATGTTTTTCAGTACAAGGTTCATCTGGTATATCTATACTCGGCTTCCATGTATTGAAGAATATATCTTTTTCAGGAGTGCAGGTTATAACTTCCATAGTCACTGCTCCCATTCTCATATCTATGAGGAATATTCTTTCATTCATATCTTTCCAAGCATTCCATACAGCATGACGAACTTCCATGTTATCTGGTCCCATCATCACTTTGTTTGTTAAGGGTTTTTCTGGTGTCCAGGCTTCGTTATGCATAACTACTTTACATTTATCATTAAAGTAACTAGCAACTGATTTTGCTGCTGCTGTCTTTGGTTTCCCAAGACAAGATTCAGGATACATTGTAGTACTAAGATTATGTTCTTCTAAATTATCAAAATCCCATACATGTATCTTTTTAAAGCCCATTATTGCTGCGTTGATGACCAGAGACGAGCCGACTCCCCCTAAGCCTATTATAGTCAACTCGTCTAGTTTGTTCTGGTCAATCATATCTTTGTTTCTTAGATATCTATTATTCATGATAATAGTCCAAAAGAATTATTCCAATCCTCTATTTCATCTGGAGTCTCTCCAAAAGTTTCTATATATTCCTTAGAAACCTTATCGAATTTTCTTTTTATTTTATTATATTTCTTTTTAGATATCTTCTTGTTTTCAAAGTCAGCTTCAGCCTGAGTCATTTCTTCCTCTGCTTGCTCATACTTTGCTTCTAGCCAGATAGTATTAGTTTCTTCTTTTTCGCTTGTATTACCTTCATAGAAGCTACTCCACAGAGTTCTCTGACCTATACCTGGTTTAGTTCGACCAAATCCATTATAAAGTATAGCTGGTCTTTTCTTCTGCTTCTTATCCATCTCATCAGCATACTTTACCCATTCATTAGCAGGTTTAACTTTAGGAACTCTAACTTCAATATCTTTAGTTTCTACTAACTGAATCTGATTGAAGTTATCTAAATAGCTTATACCGAATGCAAACTTCTCTTTGGTATGAGCTACTACTAGACTTGGATAGCCTACTTTATTAGCAGCTTCTTCAAGTTGCTGTTTATCTGTTCCACTAAAGTATGCTCCCATGTTATGATGTGAATGGATTAATCCCATAAAGCACTTTTGATATTCAGGGTGAGCTTTATATATCTCTTTGGATATCTTAACCCAATCTTCACCATCCCATTCAGTACTTGTTGTATCTCCCAGGTCAAGTGTTACGAACCCTTTAAGTGTCCACTCTTCAGGAAATCCATCTTTATTATACTTAACGCTGTAAAATGCTGGTCCACTCCATTCAGTGCTCTTATAACGCTCCAAGAGATAATTGATGTGTTTCTGGCTTTGCTGTGTTATTATTAATTTCATTTAGTAGTTTTCTCCTTTCTCTTTCGAGGTAGTTTAATTTCTCTTTAGTCACTAAGTATTGCAATTGCTCTAGTTCTACTTTTAGCTCTTTTATCTTTAAAACAGTTTCTTGGTACAAGTTACCATCTGAACTAACACTTTTATTTATATCTCCTGTTAAATCAAAAGAAAAGTCTGAACCTTGTTCCATTAACTCTTCTTCTTTCTTTAAAAAGACATCTATGTTTTGAGTAAACCATTTTGGAGCACATAATTCAGGCCCGTTATTAGAACCATACATTATTTTATCAAGCCCATAATAAGAAGCTCTTAATGGTTTAAGTAATGCATCTGTTAACCTATAGTGCATTTTTAAATAATATGAACCATTACGATTAATCATATAACTTGCCTCTTTATAGATATCAGTATATTCAGGAAAACAATCGGTTAATTTACTTTTAACCTCTTCATATTCATCGAATTGAGTCCAAAGAGGATTATATCGAGTTCCATTTCCTGTAGCTATACTTATAGGATTTACAGTGTTAAACATACTGAGTATATTTAGTGTCATTTCAATGGGTAATCCTTCACGTCCATCTTCAAATCGTCCTACTTTATTGAAGAATTTGAATGTGTTGAAAATATCCAATGGAGTTCTCATACAGCTTGATGTATATCTTCCTTCCATAACCTTTCTAAACTTATGCTTTAATCTATATGAATCAAAATGAACAGTTTTAAATGTATCCCATTCAGCTTTTAATTTATCATCTAAATTAGTTTTACAATAACCATATTGATTTACGTCTAAGTTTAAAAGGTTTTCTTTTATATCAAACCATTTGCCTCTGGTATATGTATCTCTACCATTATACTCTTCTAGATATTTACGAATTAGCTTACAAGCACCATAGAAGTTAGCAGACCATAAAGAATTGTCTATTGCTACTTTATGACCACCAAAACAACCTCTACCATTTTGAATATGAGGATGTTCTGCTAAAGCAAATGAATGTTCGCCATGCATATCGCAACCATCTTGATAAAACGTCATATTCCATCCTGAGAAGGGATTAAATATTAAATTTACTATATAATCTCCTGGATAGATGTATCTTCTGCATTTAAATCTTGGATTAATAATTCTAATCCAATAATGCAATTCATATGATGTTCTATCTGAGTCGTAGTCTGACTTTTCTGCTTTTGTTTTAATTGTTCGTGATTCTATCTTAAAGATATCAAACAATTTCTTTTCATAAGGAAGGTCTGTTACCTGAGCTATCATTTTCTCTTGCAACTTCATGCTTTTAGTATCCTTTAAAAGCTTATAAGTACTTGCATAAGGCAATTCTAACTCTTCTATGTTATATATCAACTTGCTAATACTATTACTAAAACTTATATTTCTCATTTTTCTCTCCATTTTAGTAAGCAGGGCAAGATAAGGAGTGCGCATGAATCATACGCAAAGCTTACCCTGCCTACTTAAGTTAACTTATCACTATTTACCAGATTTAT